ATAGAACAAGAAGCAATGGACATTATTGTTCGTAAGAAGACATTGCTTGAGAAAGAAAAAGAAATAAAGTTTATGTTAGACTACAGGTTTGGTCTTGGCACATATGATGAAATGTTAGGTATGCGTAGGAAGATACGTAAAGAACGAGAAGAGACTGTATATAAGGCTATGGAAGCTAAACGACAAATACAGAATAACTTAGCCATAGCCACTCTTTCGTTTCTAATCATTGGTGTATTAGGTGGGGGCATATATTTAATATCACTAGGAATTAGTTGAAATGATTAATCTTGTTGTGTTACCCCTTGTGTTAGCGGGGCTGTTAAGTCACCCTGAGTTTGTACAGTGTCACCTAGCAAAAAGAGTTAAAATACAGGGAGAAATGGTTTGCATTTACCGTGGACCTAATGGTACAATAGGATATCATTACCCTATGTTTAAGTTTAGTGAGTGTCCTAAGACGTACATGTGCAGATACACACCTAACGCTAAGAAAAAAGTAAGTGTACAAGATATACTAGATGGCCTAAAAGATGGCTTTGAATAAGAGAGAGATAATAATATGAGTGTTCCCCCTCCTTTCCCTACTGGCGATCCAGAGCAAGATCGTAGAAATCAGGAACGCTATCAGCGTGACCAAGAGTACCAACGTAGGACGAATGAGAATCTGAGCCTTCGTGATCCTAATGGACCTTTTACTGGTGGACCTTTCCCGCCTTCAACACCTCAACCCGTAGCACCGACGGGCAACCCTACCCCAATGCAAGACAAGTTAGACAAGCTCAACCAAGAGCTTGCTGATCTGTACGCACAAGATCAAAGTGATCCTGCTACGATTAAAGCTATAGAAGAAAAGACCAAAGAGCAACAAGCTGCTGGTGCTGCAGCTATGACTGAGGGACAGCAGAACCTTGTAAGTACTGCAGTTAAGTCTCCTGAACAGTTAGCGACAAAAACCCCTGTATCCATAATAGACCCTAACACTGTAGGAACTACCATTGATCCCAGCCTTGGTGACGCAGGTGCTACAGGTGGGGCTACACCTACGATAACAGGAGAAGGGCAACAAGCCGTAACTCCTGACGCTATGACCCCTGCATCTGTACAAGCTACAACAACGCAAGGCGCAGTAGATACTGCACTTGAAGGTAAAATAAAAGCGGGGTTGTATAGGGATGATCAAGGTCGTATTGTAAATGAGAAAGGGCAGCCTGTTGCCGTAGCACAAGTTATGCCTGAAGATGGTATGCCTGACCCTTATGCGAACTTACCTTTATTAAGTGAAGCAAAACGAGGGGGAGGCGTAGATGCAGCACAAGGCACTGTATCCACTACAGTAGACGCTGCTACTAAAGACCCAACTACAGTGGCTGGTACAGACCTTGATGTAGATCAGATAGCTGATGCTACACAGGTAGTTAAACCTGATGCACGTAAAGTTGAGACAGGAGAGCTACTAGATGGCTCTGCCGTTAACATGGCTGCAGTCAAGGAAGCTACTGAGTTTGAAGCTGCACAAGCTGATCCATCTAAGCAAGCTACCGTCAAAGGTCAACTAGATGACTTGATGGATGACTTTGACGATGGTGCTACACCTGCATGGGCTGCAGGAGCCATGAGAGCAGCTACAGCAGCAATGGCTGCACGTGGGCTAGGCTCTAGCAGCATGGCAGGACAGGCCATTGTACAAGCTGCAATGGAATCAGCCTTACCTATCGCTCAACAGGACGCACAAACGGTAGCTGCATTTGAGGCTGCTAACTTAAGTAATCGTCAACAGACTGCTTTGTTTGCTGCACAACAACGTGCTGACTTTCTTAAGTTAGACTTTAATCAGGAGTTCCAATCACGTGTAGAGAATGCAGCTAAGATTAGTGACATAGCTAATGTTAACTTTACTGCAGAACAACAGATTGCATTAGAGAATGCACGTATGGCTCAGACGGTAGACTTAAATAATCTTAATGCACGTAATGCTAAGATCATGGCTGACGCTGCAGCTATGGCTAACATGGACATGGCTAACTTGAGTAACCAACAGCAAGCCAGAGTAGAGAACGCTAAGAGCTTCCTGCAGATGGATTTATCTAATCTAAATAATGCTCAACAGGTAGAAATCTTTAAGGCTAACGCAGTACAGCAAGCAATACTTAGTGACGCTGCAGCAGACAATGCAGCTAAACAGTTTAACGCTTCTAGTGTTAATCAGACAAATCAATTCATGGCTGATTTAGAGTCCCGTACTTCTCAGTTTAACGCTGCACAAAGTAATGCTTTAGAGCAGTTTAACGTAGGTGAAGTAAACGCTATTGCACAGTTCAATGAAGAGCAGAACAACGCCAGAGAAGAGTTTAACACTAAGAATGCTTTGATTATAGCACAGGCTAACGCACAGTGGCGTCAAGCTACAACCACAACTAACACAGCCGCACAGAACGAGGCTAACATGCAGGACGCTAAAGCTATGAATGCTTTTACTGCCAGTACGCTAGACCAAGTATGGCAAAGAGAGCGAGACTTGTTGAGCTACGCTTGGCAAACAAGTAACAATGCTTTGGAAAGAATTAACCAAGTTATTCTTGCAAACATACAAGCTACCTCTGCAGCTAACACAAATGCAGCTACAAATGCAGCTAACGTAAAGTCAGCGGAGTCAAATATGTGGGGTAACATTGGCGCAGCAGTAGTAGGGTTTGATTGGAGTAAATAATGGGTTTTTTTAATAAAGAACTAAAAGAGTTATTTGATTTTAGCTCTAAAGAGCGTCCTAAAGTTGTAGCTGATGAGATACAAGCCAATGTAGAAGAGGCGGGTAAAGGCAGGGGCTTGGGTGTTCAAACTAAGAAAAGAAAACAGCCTAACTTCTCTTTAAGTGATGCAGGGCAGAACTTGTATAAGGATTCTTATGGGGCTTCTAAGGAAGCTTTAGCTAAACAAGAGCAAATTCGTAAGGACATTGAAAGCCAAAGTATTACTAATATTCTATCTGCTGTTATGAAAGATACTGAGAATGAAACTCAGAAGTATTTACCCAAAGGCGATACTTTAGGTGAGGCTACTTACTTAACTCCTGAAGAACAAAAGCAGCGTAGTATTGTAGACTATACTGTAACTAAAGAAAAACCTGAGTTTAAAGCTTCTGGACTAAATATTGAGCAGTCATATAAAAACTATGCAAAGGGCGGGTCAAAAGCCATAGCTGACTATAACCCTAATTACGGCATAGACGCAACAAAAGCAGCTACACCTTTTACTCACATTACATTTCATCATACAGCATCTAAAAGAGGTGCAAGCGAAACAGGGGTTGTAGCATCAGGGCAAATATCACGTTATTATCCTCAATTTATAAAAGATGAAAACGGTAATAAAATTAAAAACCCAAAAGCCTATGATGAGGATGGTAAGTTACTACCTAAAGTGCAGGGTGGAAAAAGAGATATGGGTCAATTAGGCTACCATTTCTACATAGGTAGAGACCTAAAGATACGCCAAGGTGCGCCTTTAAACAAACGCACTAATCACATAGGTGGCACTAATAGATACTTTGAAAGAGCCAATGAAAAAGATAAAACTTTTACTAAAGAACAAGCTTTAGAACTTCTTAGAAATCAAAAGACTGCGTTTAACGAAAACTCTATAGGCATAGGTATTGTTGCAGCAGACGATAGTGATGTAAGCTCTAAGCAAATAGATGTTGCAATGGAACTTACAGAGGCTTTGTCTAATCAGTTTAAAATTAATCCTGAAAACGTAGGCGGTCATGGTCACTTAGATAATCAAGATAAACAATTAACTGAGGGTACAAAAGCTACGGTAGCTTGGAGAAAGCTAAAAGAATTACCCTCTCTTAATGCTAAATTCTTGCAACAAGGTTTGGGTGGTAGAACAAAATCTTATCCTTTTGTATCTAAAGAGGATGTTTTAGCGTTTCAAAGACAATATTCTGAATTAGTAAATGATGGCATTATAGGCCCAAAAACAATGGCAATGATGGAAAAAGTAGGATACTTTAAAAATGAGTAGAGCATTAAACGGTCCAATTCCGGGCCAATCACTTACAGACGAACCAAGCAACTACGCTTGGGAGCGTCCACCTGAGACTGCTGATCCTACAGAGGCACTTAGTATGCATCTTAAAAAGATGGCTGGACCTAAGTATATGGATAGTGCGCTTTACATGATGGAATTAGGTGTACCTGCAGAAGTAATTACCAATACTACTTTAACTATGGCTATAGGTAACGGCATTCACAGCGTTGATGTTGGACTTATTATTGCCCCTGCTATTCACAAAGAAGTTGTATCTATAGCAGAAATGGCTGGCATTGAGTACGATGAGCATTTCCCAGAGGATGCAGAGAAAGAGCAAGAAGCCAAAGAGCGTCTTAAGACACTTGTTATTTCCAAGATGAAACGCAATCAGCCTGAAGGTAAAGCTCAAATCTCACAAACTATGGAAGCTATGACTAGCCCCCAGACAGAAGAGTTTGAGGATATGCAAGAGCAAGATGAGCCTATGGATATGGCACAAGCAGAAGAACCACAGGAGCCACCTACACCAGAAGAAACGGGTATGGGCTTAATGAGTAGGGGAGCATAAGCGCATGGGTATTAATTTAAACGTCTTAAGTGCAATATCGGGCGCAGCAGAGCAATACACAAAGCAAACAAGTGAGCTTAAAAAAGAGCTACGTGAGAATAAACGTAGGCAGCGCGATTGGTTAGCCACTTATGGTACTAAGGCTCTTAATGAAACCAAGCAAAAGCAAGAGAGCGTACAGTCTGCTTTAGAGGACTTAAAAGCACGTGGGTTAGAAATCCCAGATGCAATTCAGCTACTCCAAAAGCACGGCGTAGGTTCTGTGCTTGAGTTATCTAAATATGTAAAAGAGTATGAAATAGCTAATAATACAAAAGTAGACGCAGACCTTATGAATAAGCTGTGGACTGCTGCCGATGACTTTACTACAACTGAGACTACATTTGAGGCTGCTGTAGCTAAAGTATTTGGTACATCTGCAGGGACTGCAACTGCGCCTGTAATACAAGAGGCTGAAGATAGAAACTTCTTTGAGCAACTTAAGTATAACATGGGTGAGCGTTATGATGATGAGCTTGAGGACTTCTTAACTGATGCCTCTGAGGGTATCGGTGGTAAGTCCATTAGAGAACTAAGAGCTATGTCAGCGTCTTCACCTTCTATGCTTGGCACTGAGGGTTCCGCTGTGTTTGACAGGTCTGCTCTTAGGGGTAGTGATTCTAGCCCTTCAGATAGGGACCAATGGAAGACGGTTAGAAGTGAAATTGTTTTAAATGCTGTAATGGGTCTTTCTGAAGCGGATAGAGAAGATGTTACAACAAATAAATCAGGTGATGCTTATACAGCTAGAAGCACTCAAGACCAGTTTGCTCTACTAAAAATAAACCATCCAGAAGTTTTAGCAGAAGCTACACGTAAAGTTGGTGGTAGCCTTAGTGAAAACCCTGCTGCTTGGACAGCATATGGAGGTCAAGAGGCTCTAAATGCAATACTTAATCCACCACCACCGCCAGAGCCTCTTACACCAGAAGAGAAGGCAGAACAACTTGAGCAAGACCTAATAGATAATAATTTAACAGAGGCTAGACCTGAAGATTTAGGTGAATCTACAGACGTACAAGTAGGTGAATACTTTAGGGACAATAATAAAGACTTTGTTATATCAAATGGGCAATTAATCGGGCGTCCAGATGAGGCACCCTTTGATGAATCTAAAGTTGTAGTGCCTATACTACCTACAGACTACGATGAGAATACCTTTGAGCTAAAAATGCAGCCTACCAAAAAGCCTGAAGGCGTAACTGCAAAGCCTGTAGTGGAAACAAATATGCTTGGCGGTATGTCGCTAGACGATAGACAGAAACTATCTGATTGGAATAGAAAGTATGGAGGTAAATTCAATGATAACGGGACTTATAAATTAGTTAGACCTCGCCCTGTTAAACCTGCTAACTTTGATGAGCTTGAGAGGGATGAAAAAGGTAGAATAAGTAATGCGATACGTAAGTGGGATAGACTATACAAAGACACTCACAACCCTGAAACAGGCTATCCTGATTTAGAAGACTTAGATATGACCCTTATTCCTAACTCAGAGGCTGCTGACTAATGAGAGTGCTTGACGCAAAGTTTATAAACCCAAGCCAACAAGAGCCTGACTTCATGACCTACACAGGTGGTGAGAAGGATACGTTTGGCATTAGTGACCTCACAGAAGATCACAACTACAACGTCATTGATGCTCAAATGAAAGCTCGCTTTGGTATGTCTGAGAAGTCTCACAGTAGGCAAGAGGTTGTTGATAAGTGGATTAACTACAACAGGAAGTTTAACGTAGGTAATACCCTTAGTGTACTAGGTGAAGCCAGCTACTTAAGCAAAGCTAACGATGAAGAGAAAGTAAAGGCTCTTAATTCGTACAAACTCTTTGATAACATGAAGGGTTCCTTTAGTGGTGGTACTGTTGGTCAAAAGCTAGACAGTGTGTACGACTACGGTATGGCTTTAATTGTAGACCCTGTTAACTTGGTTAGCTTTGGTGTTGGTAAATTAGCTACAGGTGGTGGCTCAAAGGTTGCTGCAGGTGCTGCAAAAGAAGCCTTAGAGATATCAGCTAACCAGATACTACGTAAGGCAGGGCAGA